GTTAGAGTTCCAGCAGGTTTTCAATTTGTAAGAGGTGTACAAGTTTTTAATTCTACAGCTAATTCTAATGAACAAGGTCAATGGTTACAGAAACGAGATCAAACTTTTATAAGTGAGTATGTGGGAAGATTAACAGGGCCTTCAGGTTCTACTGCATCAGGAGCTGATGTAACAGGACTCCCTAAATATTATGCTATGTTTGGAGGAGCAACAGGATTAACAGATACTACTTCAGGATCTATTTTAATGGCTCCTACTCCAGACGCTAATTATGTTATTAAAATATATGGAAATGCAATGCCAACAGGATTAGGGACTAATACTTCTGGGACTTATGTAAGTAGGTACTTCCCACAAGGGCTACTTTATGCTTGCCTGGGGGAAGCTTATGGATTTTTAAAAGGTCCAGCAGATATGTTGACATTATACGAACAAAAGTATAAACAAGAACTACAGAAGTTTGCATCAATGCAAATTGGAAGAAGAAGACGAGACGATTACACGGATGGTACAATAAGAATTCCAATCGAGTCACCGCCTCAATAATTAGGAGAGTTTTATGGCAATAACATCAGCAATTTGTAATAGTTTCAAAGTAGAAATTTTAACAGCAATACATGATTTTACAGCTTCATCTGGAGATACTTTTAATCTAGCTTTATATACAAGTTCAGCAACTATCAATAAATCTACAACAGCATATAGTGCTACTAACGAAATTTCTAATACTTCTGGAAGTGCTTACTCTGCTAAAGGAAATGCTTTAACTAGTGTAACACCAGTTTTAGATTCAGATACTGCGGTTTGTGATTTTGCTAATTCAAGTTGGTCTTCTGCTACTTTCACAGCTAACGGATGTTTAATTTTTAATGATTCAGCATCTGGTGATCCAGCATGTTGTACCATTGCATTTGGTGGAGATAAAACTGTAACAAGTGGCACTTTCACAATTGAATTTCCCGCAGCAGCCGCATCAACAGCTATTATACAGCTAGCATAAGGAGGAACTCCTTATGGCTTTTGTCAGGACATTTACCGTTACGGTTAGTGGTGGTAAATATTATCTTAATAGTGTTCAACAACCTACTATAAATTTAGCAGAAGGCGGCTTATATAAATTTGACGTCTCCGATAGTTCTAACGAAAACCACGATTTAAGATTTTCCACAACAAGCGATGGTACGCATGGAGGAGGTTCTGTTTATACAACGGGAGTTGATAATTCAGGAACTCCAGGAGATGCGGATGCATATCTTCAAATTCAAGTAGCTTCGGGTGCTCCCGATCCCCTTTATTATTTTGACACAGAAAATTCTGGACTAGGTGGTCAAGCAAACACCGTAGAACCTGGTACATTTGGAATGCGTGCATGGAGCACAAATCAATGGGGCGATCAATATGCTGTTGATGTTTCAATTACAGCACCTTCACAATTAACAACAGCACTCGGTACCGTTATAGCTTCCGCTCAAACAGGTTGGGGCTCTGATACGTGGGGAACAGAGAACTGGGGTGAGTCTGGTATTACAGTTTCTCTTACTGGTGTTTCAGCAACAGGTGCTGTAGGTGATCCAACCGTTACATACTATCCTGGCTGGGGTACTTTAGATTGGGGTGAAAATGGATGGGGTAGTGTTGATTCAGCTACAGAAACTTTAACAGGACTTTCAGCAACAGCTACCGTAGGGGCTATCGCACCGGCAGATGTAATGGGATTAACTGGGGTTTCTGCAACAGGAGCCGTAGGATCTCCAACGGCAAGAGGAGACTATACCGAATCATTAACAGGTCAATCTTTTGCTTCAGCAGTTGGTGCAATTATTATTGGAGAAGGTGTTCCTTTAACAGGAGTTTCAGCAACGGCAGCTGTAGGATCTCCAACTATAGTCGGAGATTATACAGAATCATTAACAGGACTTTCAGCAACACTTTCTGTAGGTGCTCCAGACGTTACATCTAATCCAACAGTTCAACCTACTGGAGTTTCAGCAACATCTAGTGTTGGAGCTATTACACCACCAGCTCAAACAATGGGATTGACTGGCGTTTCAGCAACTGCTGCAGTAGGAGCTATTGCACCAACAGGACAAACAATGGGATTGACTGGAGTGTCAGCAACTGCTACAGTTTCTCCTCTTGGGGTAGCACCGATAGGATGGGAACTTGTTACAGCTGCACAAACAGGTAATTATAGTGAAACAACAGCTACTCAAACGGGTACTTATAGTAAAACAACCGCTACTCAAACGGGTAATTGGACTAGAACTACTAAGTAATCTATGTTGACAATATGAATAAAACGAAATATAAAAATAACGTAAGCATCAATTAGGAGAAAAATTATGGCATCAACCTATACCCCTCTCGGCGTAGAAAAAATGGCAACCGGCGAAAACGCTGGTACATGGGGAACAAAAACAAATACTAATTTACAAATCATAGAACAAATTTCAGGTGGCTATACTACACAAGCTATAACATCCACTCCTACTACTTTATCCGTTTCAGATGGATCAACAGGTGCTGTCCTTGCACATAGAGTTATAGAATTTACAGGATCAATTGGCGAAGCTACTGTAGTAACAATTCCTTTAGATGTTCAAGATTTTTATATAATTAAAAATGGCTCATCAGGTGCATACACAGTTACATTTAAATATGTGACCGGATCAGGTTCGTCTGTTCAATGGTCAACTACAGATAAAGGAACAAAAATTATTTATGCTACGGCTAACGATGGAACTGACCCTGACATCATAGATGTTATGGCTACTTCTTCAGATATTACTTTATCCAACAACAATGCTTTAAAATTTAATGACGCTGATAATTCAGCAGCTGTTGGATTTAAGGCGCCAGCTACTGTAACAGGCGCAGTAACATGGACTTTACCAGCAGCGGATGCTGCGAGTTCTGGCTATGCCTTAACATCAGATGCTTCTGGTACATTATCATGGGCATCAGCCGGAGTAAGTGCAAGTGCAGTAATAGGAAAATCTATTGCAATGGCAATGATTTTCGGATAATAACAACAGAGGAATAAAAAATGGCAACACCAAATTTATATAGCGTCGCAACGATCACACCTAAAAATACTATGGGTAATTTAGGGGATACAAACAGAACAACAATGGTAGATGTTACCGCTGAATACGCTGCCAAAATCGATTCAATTTTAATAGCTAACACAGATGGAACTAACGCATGTGATGTTACAATAGAAGTTAGTAATGATAACGGAAGTACTTATTATAAAGTAGCAAGTACAATTTCCGTTCCAGCAGATTCAACTTTAAGTTTTTTAGAAGGACTAGGACCTTTGTGGTTAGATGAAACAGATTTATTAGCCGTTACTGCAGGAACAGCAAGTGATTTATCATGGCATGTTTCTTATGTGGAAATGGCTGATTAATAAAGGAGGAAAAAATTAATGCCTAAAATAATTAAATCTGCAAAAGGTACTTTTACTACGGCAGATATTACAGTTGATTCATCAGGAAGAGTTATTACCGCAGCCACAGGTTCAGCCGGTGGTATAGGAGCAGTTATAACTACATTCGCAAAAGAAGGACCTGGAAGTGGTACATATACCGCTGGAGGTAATGCATCCAACGTTGTTGCCTACATGGCATCTGGTGGTGGAGGAGGTGGTGCTTCTGGAAGTAATTCGCCTGAACAAGGAGGAGAAGGAGGCGGAGGAGCTTTAGGTGTTTATTCAGCTGAAATTTCACAACCTTATTCAAAAGCCTACGCAATAGGAGCGTATGGTCAAGGTAGAAATGTAGGACCAGATAATACAGGTGGAACTACAAGTATTACTGATTTAGGAACAGTTACTGGTGGAAACGCTGGGAGTATAAGCAATTCTCAAGGTAGTGTAGGAGCGGCTCCTGGAGCCGACAACTCAGTTACAGATATTACGGCCTCTATGTTGGCAGGAGGGAATTACTCAGCCAATCTAGCTTGGGCAACCGGTGGCCCACAACAACCTGGATCTCCCGCGAAGCAAGGCCAAGAAGGATCTCCCGGCTTTTTATTCGTGTATGAGGATGTATCATAAAAGACATGGCTAAATATTATACTTATACTTCTATTAACGATACAGGTTTACTGTGTGCAAATGAAATTACAAAAGACTATTGGCTAGCAAGACAAACTCATTTAAGTGCGCTTGAAATAACTGATGAAGAATTTGAAAGAGCAATCTGGGATCCGGTTCATGAAATTTCAGCGTCTGGAATAGTTTGGTTGAGAGATTGGGAAGGGCTTCAATCTAATATGTCAGAGTGGGAAGCAGAAATATCTCAAGCCGATGTTGAAAAAGCGTTAGAAGACCTGTCTCAGCAAGCAAAAATTTTTGTAAAAAATTCACAGGACCTACCTAGTTATTATGATGGTATGGTTGACCAGATAAAAGCTGTAGATATTTCAGGAATTACTTTTCCTGTAACTGCATTAAACTATAGAAAAGTTTTAATAGACAATGGTGTTACCATTCCTTTTTTTGGTGAGTGGTCATAATTTGACTTTTTAATTTTTTTCGTATATACAGACCTAAATACAGAATTATATTATGTTTGAAAGAACTATAGAATTTCATGGCCCAGAAAGTATATTACACGACAAAGAAATTTTACCTATCCCCGCAAATAAAAACATACCTGCCTGGTATAAAGATTTAGAACCTCATACGAACGTTGGAAACCCTCATGGAAGAGGGGTTGGTACATTAAAAAAATGTCTCCCTGTTTTAGATGCATTAACGGCGGGCTATATTTTAAAATCACATCAAGATGTGTTCATTAATTTTAATTTTTATAATAAAGAAACAAAAACACAGGATGTGAGAGTAGAGGGGCCAAGCAGTTCACCTGTAGCATTACAGGCTACCATGCTAAAGCATAGTCATGAAATAAATTGGGGGCATGATTATCATCCTCCTTCACAATTAGGAGGCGACAAGTGTCCTTTTGTAAAACAAAATTCTAATCTACCTTTTGTTAAACTAATAAACACTTGGAGAGTGGTCACACCAAAAGGATATAGCACATTTTATCTTCCCATAATTAATAATGGAGATCCAAGATTTACCCCATTGTCCGGCATAGTTGATACTGATGATGATTTTTATTTAAGTACTAATTTCCCCATAATTATTCATAAGCAAGGTAAATTTACTATAAAGAAAGGGACCCCTATTGTAGCTGTCTTCCCTTTTAAAAGAGACTCATGGAAAATGAAAATTAAAAAGATAGATCCTGAAAAAAGCAATAAACAAAAAGTAGACCATAGTAGAGTACATATGCATTGGTATAAAGATTTATTTTGGAAACAAAAGAAATGGAAATAAAAGAAACAAAAACAAAATTATTAAATTATGTATATCTTAAAGATAATTTTTTGCCTGAATCTGGAAATAAAGCACTACTTAAAATAGCAAAAAATTTTATAGAGTATGAAGATGCCACCATCGTTGGAAGAAGAACAACGGACTATATTAAAAAAAATATACGATCCACAAAAATAAAATTTATTAAACCTACTTCAGAAAAAATGACTGAAGTATTTTGGTATAATTACTTTAAAGTTTGTTTTGCACGCATGGCACTTGTCTATGCTAACGAAGTACAAGTTAAGAAGACACCAAGCCCTTTTGATGGTCGAATACAGGATTTAGCTATATTAAAATATAGTGTAGGAGATTTTTATACTGTTCATATTGATCATGGATCAAGCACACCCAGAAGTTTAAGTTTAGTATATTTTTTAAATGATAATTTTGAAGGAGGAGAATTGGTTTTTTTAAGTCCGGATCAAAAACAAGAGTGTATCGTCTATCCTAAGAAAAATAGACTTATTATGTGGCCCAGTAATTTTTTATATCCACATACGATTAAGAAAGTGACGAAAGGGGAAAGGTATACAATTGTATCATGGATAATTTAAAAAATTTTACATATAAAATAGAAAAAAATTTTTTAACAAAAAATGAAGTCTCTATTTTTTTAAATTATACGGAAATTAAACATCGTATAAACGACAATTTTAATTGTCTTTATGATGATAATAGAGATAGTTATGAAAGCCAGTTTTATGGAGACCCAGCAACAGATGCTTTACTTCTTTCAAAGAAGAAGGCAATGGAAAAAATAACTTCTTTATCTTTAGAACCTCAATATTCTTTTTGGAGAATGTATATATATGGTTCTATTTTACCTATGCACAAGGACAGACCGTCTTGTGAAATCAGTGCAACGATATATGTTGGAGGAGATAAACGATGGCCTGTTATTATGGATAAAAAAGAAATAGATTTAAATGCGGGCGATGCTGTAATTTATGCAGGAGGTAAAGTAGAACATGGTAGAAAACCATTTGAAGGCGATTGGAGTTCTCAAATTTTTTTACATTATGTAGATCGTAACGGACCATTTTCTAATTTCAGAAAAGATTTTAGAGATCTTTATGGTACTCAAAGGAAAAAGTAATGATTGATATATACGAAGATTTTTTAACTGATGCGGACGTAAAAGATATTGGAGAGTATGTTCATAGTCAGATAGGTACTTTTGTATGGCGTCCGTCTTTTGCGTGGGGGGAGATAGATAAGGGTTCTTCTAACTGTAATTCACTACCGATGCATCCAGATATACTTATGTATGTTTATAAAAAATTTAAAGAATTATATCCAGACCTAATAACCTTAAAAAATTTTCAGTGCTTCTTTCATTCATGGAATCATTATTCACTTCTTAGAACACATGACGATGGGCCTTATAATTTAGGAGCCACTATATATTTAAATAGGGAAGAATGGGATGTAGATTGGGGAGGTTTATTTTACTACCTCGAAAAAGATGAAATTAAAATTATTAAACCAAAATATAAAAGAGCGGTTGTACTTAAAGGTGGTATTAAGCATGGAGTAACAACATTAAATTATTTTGCCCCTATAAGATGTACTTTACAAATTTTTGTTGATAAAGAGAAAGTGGATAACGAGAAATGAGATTTAAGCAATTCAAAAATGGAAGTTGTGATCTAGAATTCTCTTGGAAAGAGAGATGGCTTATTTTTAGAAAAGGCAAGATTCATTTTAGTGATGAAGGCTTAAGACATTTTGGAAATATTTTAGTGGGAATAGTTTCCTCTTGGCAACACAATTTTAATGAGAAAACAAAACGGTTAAAGACTCCCTATACAGAACGAAAAAAAGAGGAATGAAACACGATTTGTTTTTCTTTAGACAGGTTTTTAAGCCTGCCATTATAAAAAAAATAAATAAAATTTTTTTAAAATCTAAAAATTTTAATGATGTCCCTGCTTCGGCAGCAATCAAAACAGCTAAAGTTAGTCAGACTCCTTATAAATATTTAAAAAAATATTTTAAAGTGGTTGAAGATTGTACCCAGCATGCAAATAGAGAGACTTTTGGTTTTGATATCTACTCATGGTTAGATCAAGACAGTGTGGCTCACAATATATACGAGGCGAAGAATAATGGTCAATACACTTTTCACACAGACTGTAATTCTTACACGTTTAAGAGTGCAATTAAATTAACTACCTTAATTAATCTTTCGGAAAAATCATACGAGGGAGGACAGTTAGAACTTTTTCTAGGTTCACAAATACGTACAGTAACTGACTTTGATAAGCCTGGCGACGTCGTTGTTTTTAAAGCTGACATACCTCATCGAGTAACCCCTGTCACAAGAGGAGTTAGAATTACATCATCTATATGGACTTTAGGTCCTTGGTGGAGATAAGGTAATGGAATTTAATGTTAAAAACTCAGAAGAAATAAAAGTTAATGGTTATTCAGTTTATATTTTTGATTCTTTCTATAAAAAACCTCATTTAATACTACAAGAAATATTAAATATTTCCCCATCTCTCCATAAACAAGACGCTAATACATACAATAATTTAAAATTTTTAGACTTAAGACACCAGTCTCATATCCCTGAGTTAGAACCTATGATTAATTATTTTGAAAATTTTACAGAACAAAACTGTACTCACAAAGAAAACAATCTTAAAACTAACATGCAGAAATGGTTTAAAAATTCTTTTAACAACTATAAGGAAAATTATTGGTGGCCTCATTATGACGATGGTTACACTTTGTTAGTATATCTTAATGATAGAAATATATTAAATCTATACGACAACACTTCTTATTATAAAACTCAATGTACTTTTCAGGAACACCAGAAACCTTGGCACCCCAAAGATAACTATAATGTGGTAAAACAATTAAAAATACCTTTTAACAGAGCTATTCTTTTTCCAGCAAATATGATACTACACGGCTGTGGCTTAGATGATGATTATTTTTTTAATAATTTTAGACTAAATCAAGCTGTATTTTTTAAAGAATAGGTAATGGATAAACTTACAGATTATATACAAATAACCAATGACCTACCTAGTGATCTTTGCCATAATATTATTAAAGAAATTGATAAGAAGCCTTGGAGAAAACATGAGTGGTATAATGTAAAGGAGGACTATAAAAATAAAAACCCACACACAAGTTATGACAAAGAATTAGATGTGCAAAATGGTGCTATTGAAACGACTCAAAAACTACGCCCCCATGTAAATAAAGCTCTTAAAAAATATTATAATATGTTTTCAGATTACGGTATTTTTTCTAGATTCTCCGATATAAGATTTAATAAATACCAACCCGGTGCTTTAATGCTTCCTCATATAGACCATATCCATAGTCTTTTTGATGGTAAAATAAAAGGAATACCAGTACTCTCAATTGTTGGCTGTTTGAATGATGACTTCGAAGGGGCAGATTTTATATTATGTGGTAAAAAATTAGATTTAAAAAAAGGAGATATACTTTTATTTCCTTCAAATTTTATGTATCCTCATCAAGTTACAGAACCAACGAAAGGCATGAGATATTCATTTGTATCGTGGGCTTTTTAAGAATTGAATCTTATCTCAATGTAGTGTATTTGTTAATAAAACAGGATTATAAATGCTACAAAAAATAGGTTTTTTACCCGGATTCAATAAACAAATTACTCCCACAGGAGCAGAAGCCCAATGGACGAGCGGAGAAAACGTTCGTTTTAGATATGGTACACCTGAAAAATTAGGGGGATGGTCCCAGCTAGGAGACAAAGCTTTAACCGGCGCGGCTCGAGCTATGCATCAAATGGTTAACAAAGAAGGGATTAAATATTCCATCATTGGAACCAATAGAATTTTATACGCTTATACAGGTGAAGCCTATTATGATATTCACCCAATTAAAACTGACTTTGGAGCATTAACTAATGCTTTAGCTTCTACTTCAAGCTCTGCTATTCTTACAATTACTTTATCGACAACTACTGGAATGACAGCAGGAGATATTTTATTTCTTGAAGATGTTACAGTGCCAACAGGTTCTGGTTATTCAGCTTCTGATTTTGATGATAAAACTTTTATGATAACTGAAGTAGTAGATTCTACTTCAGTTACTATTACTATGGGGTCTACTGCAGGTGCAACGGCTACTGATGGAGATTGTTCTGTTAAATTTTACTATCCAGTAGGACCAGCTGAACAGGTTGGTGTTTTTGGATGGGGTATATCTCAATGGGCTGGAACAGTAACAGCTCCTCAAACGACAACTTTAGATGGAGCCATCACCGATGCTGATGCAACGACTGGTATTACATTAACCAGTGCAACAGGTTTTCCTACTAGTGGAACTAGTGAAATAAGAATAGATACAGAGGATCTTAGTTATACTGGAATTAGTGCTTCAAATGTATTAACTGGGGTTGTTCGAGAAATTAATGGAACAACAAAAGCTACCCATGCTGATGGAGCAACGGTTACAAATATTACTGACTATGCTGGATGGGGACAAGCCTCTTCTACAACCGACAAAGTCGCAGAGCCCGGACTATGGGCCTTGGATAATTTAGGAAGTACTTTGTTGGCTTTAATTTTTAATGGTGCTGTGTTTGAATGGGACTCAGATTTAAGTAATGCCACGGCAACAAGAGCAACCATTGTTAGTGGTGCACCCACCGCGTCTCGTGATATGTTAGTCTCGACTCCTGATCGTCACTTAGTTTTATTTGGAACTGAAACAACTATTGGAACAACATCTACCCAAGATGATATGTTTATAAGATTCTCTTCTCAAGAGGATATAACTGACTGGGCACCTACTGCAATCAATAGCGCTGGCACACAAAGACTGGCTGCCGGCTCACGGATCATGGGAGCTAAA